AACGTGGTGGATGGCACCGGCCAGCTTCAAGCTGACGTAAATCGGCGGAGCTTTACGGGCATCGCGGTCGGCCTGGGACTGTTCGTCGATAGGCTCGGACTGAATCATATAGCCACTAGGCAGAGTAGCCCCATAAGCTAGATTTAAAATGTCATTTGATTTCCATACCCCCGTCGCAATAAACCCGATGCGGTTCATGTCCTCACATACAACCTTGATGGCGTCTTTAATCCGGGTCATCCCTGCTTCGGTCTGAGCAATCTTGTTGTTCTGGTACAGCAGATCCATGACGGCCAGCTGCATGTCGTTTTTGTACTTGTCCAGATAAATAACCTCATCAAACCAGGTACCATCTGCCATCGTTCCTTCTTCGAACACGTTGTAATAGCTGCCGCGGTTGATGTAGACGTTGCCATAGTTCCCCTTGATGGCGTTGACCTTGGCCGACGATAACAGCGCAGAAGAGTTTTCTGTTTCAACGCCGACTTCTGTCTTATATGCCAGTGTGAAAGCACTATTGATGGTCCCCGTCATGGCGCCCATGGCCCAGCCAATGATGGCGCAAACGGCGTCATCGTTCTTCGAGCTGTACTGGCCAAAGCTGTGCCGATAGCTCAGGTCCTTGAGCTTCTTGAAAATGCCGCCATCTTCTGTGTCCATGACTTTGGTGTCGTTCGTCGTGTACGCAAATACAGTGTCCGGAGATACCGATTCGACGTACTGCGCACACTCAAGGATTTGGTCGTTGGAAATGGCCCCACAATAAATGCCGATGTACCATTCGCCGTCGTCTTCGCGGCAGGCCTGCAACGTAGCCAGCGGCGTTTCCAAAGCACTGTCTGTCTTCATGGCCTTGCCAATGGCGACCTTCGGCGGGGTCTTCGCCTGCCCAAAAATAAGAGCTGCTGCTTTATACAATCGGTCGCTTGTGGTAAAGCCATCTTGCAGCATTTCGGTCGTGTTTTCATAGGTTTTAATTCTGGCCGACCCAAAATCGACTTTGTCGCCAACATCACCCATAAGCAATGCCAGGTTAAAGGCTTTGCGGACCGCCGACCGGGCCGACAGGTTGACCATAATATTCGCAATCGGGTCCAGCGGCAGTGTGTAATTTGCCATGGAAATTCCTCCTTATCAATTATGTACTGAAGTATTGACAGTAAGCGATTCGATGTGTCCGACGTCTTCGTCTGGCGCTTCGTACCACTCGTTAAAGTGCAGCGCAACATCGTACCGGTTCCACCACCGCCCCGCATATAATTCCGGGACATAGCGGCATGCCGGCATATCCGGAATCAAAAATACTTCGTTCTTGCTGAGCATCCGGCGGATGCTATCAGTAAAAACGCCATCCTTGATTTCATTGGCAATGTCGCAGGCGTTGGGACCGTATATCGTGCATAGTAGTTCCCATACCCGCGTCCGGGCACGTTTCCGGATGACCGTATCATTTTCCGTTACATAGATACTGTCGTTCTGCTTGCCCCATTCGTCGTCCATTTCGGACAGATTGAGGAAGATGATATTATCCTCTATCTCCCAGTCGGGGCCACCTTTCGACGGGTATTTCCACCGGATAAAGCGGTCAGACGGAGTGTTGACGTCATTCCCGGCGATAGCGTCGATGGCATCCCAGAACAGATTCATCAGCTCGCTGTATTTCATGTGCTTTCACCTGCCAATGTACCAATGGCTTTGTAATAGCCATTGCTCTGGTAATCAAACACCCGCAGCAGTTTGTATTTCTGGTTCCGGTATACACATATGTCGGACACCGTGTCGGTATCCGTGATATGGAAAGGCTGGTCTGCATAAAACGTCTTCAGGCCGCCCTGGCGGTCGCCTTCCGGCAGCATCTCGACGTCTTTAGAGGATGCGGGAGAAACGATACCTTCGAATTCAATCGTCGAAGTCGTTGACGTCTGCACGCCTTTAGACCAGGTGCTCCCAGTATTCCGGATAATCGTGAAGGTATCGCAGAAATCCGGGTCATGTATCAGTTCTCCTAAATTGATCATGTTTTATCCCTCACTACATAGGTAATGGCCTTCCGCATTTCACCGGTATCAATCAGAGGCTGCGAAGATCCTTTCTTCTTGATGGTATATGGCGCATTGGGCGGCCATCCGTTCGCCGGGTTTTCGAACCATCCGCGGGCGGCCGATACAGCCACCATCCCTGCTTTGTTCAGGTTGGCCTCACATTGCGCTGGTTTCCCCTCTAAGGCACTTTTGCTGGCCGCGCCTATAAGTTTACCAATGGCGTCTTTCTGGCTCGCTATGGCCGGTTCTAAGACGGGTCTGGGCGGCACGTGATACATCGGACTTCCGTGAGATTGGAGATACAGCTCATGAGCCTTGCTGTACTTCATACCGGAATCAAGATTGCCCTGCATTTCCTTTCTCATGGAAGCGCTGCGGACGCCATGAGACTGGATGTAGAGCAGTTCAGCATTATTGATTTCGCTGCTGTGTTCACGTGTCGAATTCTCTGCCGGGATGCCTACAAGGACCTCTTTTTTCGCCAGGGCCTTCAGCTGTTTGCGCAGCTCCCGCAGGTGATTGAATTTCTGCAGGGATACATCCATTACCATACGCACATCCCCCCTGCCGATACCAAGCGGGCGATCGTGATGAACTGCTGGCCGAAGGCGGTGTATTTATAAGTTCCCCAGCCATCGAAGTCGCCCGTCATCATACTGAAATCATAAGAAACCGACAAGTCACCGGCACTTTTCGACGTCTGTACGCCTTTAGCAAGGCCGGCGCTGATAATCTTCGACGTCGCATCATTAGGGTCCGCCGCAGACTGCATATAGAGCGTCAGCCAGTGAGCGATAAACAACCCCATGGCCATTTCCCAATAGTCCCGGTAACGACGATAGGAAAGTGCCGCATTGGCCAACTTCACCCATCCGGAAACAACAACAGCCGGGATTACTCGATTCCCGGCCGTGTCTGTTTTGTTAAATTGGGGATATGCGGCATAAAACGTGTCTTCCGTGTATTCGGGGTTATCCCCACAGCGGATATTCGAGGCTGCCGAGATGATTCCCATCACATCCAATGTAGAATAGAGCATCACACCGCACTCCTTTCCGGACTATTTTGCAGTCTTCGTATCCGCTTTGGCGGCTTTTTTATCTTCCGCCGAATCATCTTTCTTATTTTCCGCCAGGTCATCAGCTACGTTAATCGTGCCATCGGTTTTCGCCCATGCGTACATCGGGTCATTGACAACCCAGTCCGGCAGCGTTTCGAATTTATACGGTTCTACTGTCAGGAGCTTGTCCTTTTCACCGGTCGGCGCCGGATTGCGAAACGCGATCTTTTTCTTTGAAATCAAACGAACACTCATAGGTTACCTCCTAAATTCCGTCACGATAGATAAACGGTTCGTAATAATGAATCTTGACCTGGCCTACGTTCGACATGTACAAGGAATCGTAGGAAGCCGTGCTGATATTCGGCTGGGTCATGACACGGGACAGCGGAACCGGGACATCCATGCCGACGAATCGTGTTTCATTGACATAGGCAATCATACGATTGGTACTGCCTTCGCCGCGTCCTGTGCAGAACCGGCATTCAGCAATGACTAAATCGACGCCTTTGGCCTTGGCAATGTTGTTGTCCATCAGGTATTTGAGCAGGGATACCGGCGCCGTGGCCCCATTGGCAGTAAAGGGCGTGCGGTTGAGATAAGCAAAGTTTTCCGGGTCAATCAGAATGTGATTCGGAATGGCCGAGTTATCATACTGTGCAGCCGCCCAGCCTGCGACAATGGCATCATCGATGTCGTCCAGGATTTCCTGCGGCGTCTTATTCTTCCAGGTGGTTTTGCCCGAGGCACCTGTAGCAACCGCTGCCGCTGTAATATTGGCATCATTCATCAGGCCGGTCGTGCCATAGGCGGACTGACCGAGATAAGTATTGATGTCCATGTATTTGTCATAGTCGAGGCGGATGCCATCGTCATAGATCTGTTCGATGGACCGGCCAGTTACTGCCCCGCGAAGCTGGTCCTGGATTTTGATGGACATGGACACTTCATACGGCATAACCTTGTACAGGTCTTTGCTCAGGTCAGCCTGGATACGTCTGATGGCATTCTGGACGCCGCCGATGCCGTCCCGTTCGCCGCCGGTGACGCTATAGTCCACGTTCATCGCCGACGTAGCTTCTACCCAGCCGCCGCCACTTTCGATGGTGATATCACGGGGGTAAGTAGTATTGGTTAAAGGCTCACGCAGGGACGGGTCAACTTTTTCGAGTTCGCTTTCCAGGAATGCCAGGCCGCTGGCAATCGCCGAGGCGTCCATCGTAATCTGGCCAGACACGCCCATCTGTGGAGCTGTCGCTAATTTATACTGCTTGTTCATGCTGATTCTCCTCCTTCATTAAACGCCCTGACGGGTCAGAATCGTAAGTTCAGCCACATTACGTTCATCGGCATCAGACGACCATTTTACCCCAGTCAGTTCGATGCAGTTGCCTGTTTCATCACTGGCGCCGAGGTCACCGATAGCCGCACCGGCCGGGCTGGTGCCATCGACAACTTTCGTGCGGACGTATACCTTGCCATTGACGGCAGGAGTGCCCCATGCGCAGAGGGCCGATACGCCGCCGCGCTGCAGAATATCGCAAGGTTCGGAGGCACGATATGCACCCCAGTTCTGGTAGGGCCATACAATTGCGCCTTTTACCTTACGCATAGCAATCCCAGCAAATCCCGTGGCTGTATCGGTCGCCGTCCATGCATGGACCGTGCCGTCGTCTCCCATGGCCACAGGAGCGCCGAATTTGATTTCTTCCGAATCGGAAGCCACCGGGCGGGTGCGGGATACTTCATCCCCATGACGGGACGCCTGGCCGGGATAGCCATAGTTCATATTAATTCCAATTGTTGTGCCTGGCATAATTAGTTACCTCCTTTGTAATGCGGGTTCCGTTTGCGGCAGTTTTCGCCAAACGCCCGCGGGTCGCCCTGTTTATTGAGGGCCGAATCATTGACTTTGCGGCGGTGAGTTAACGCGCCATATCCGCCAGCAAGCGGCTGTGTAGCCCCTTTACGCAGTGCTTTGCGCACTGCTCTGCTCATGGCATCCGATACACGGCGGCGCTGCGGGTTCGGCATCGTCGCTACAATCGGCTTGATGGACCGGATGATACTCAAGGCAATGGCTTTATCCTGGGCTTCCCGTTCCTGCGGCACATCCTTGCAGGATTCTTCCGGCGTGTCTTCGTCGGTTTCGATATCTTCCGGCGATACCGTGACAGATTCTTCACCGTCGTCTTCATCGGCGGTCGGTTCTTTTTTCTGTTCCGGATCTAATTCTTCTTCTAATTCATCCATGGATTCCGTGCCTTCGTCCCCTTCATCGTCATCGGGAACGTCTTCGTCGTCTGCCGGCTGTCCGCCCTGCTGGGAGGTTAATGCCGCAACACGTTCATTCAGGGCATCAATGGCGTCCATAACATCCTTTAAATCGCTTTTGTCGCGGTCTTCTTCTCCATCATCTTCGCCATTTTCGACATCATTCACGACCTGGGCCGCTTCACGGACTTCATCCGGATCAGCGTCTTTCACGAAGGCTGCAAACATACGATGCAGTACACTTTTCTTTCTTCTCATTGGGTTTCCTCCTTTAGATGGTTTTGAATCTTTGATGGACACATCGTGCCCGGCGCGGCCATTATTGACGATGGCCACGTGATTGCCAATGATGTCGGCCTGATGATATGTGCCGTCATCGTTGGCGATATATTTGCAATCATAGCCACACGAGATTTCCCGTTTTCCGGCTTCGACCTTAGCCGCCAGGGAAGCATCATAAATGACTATGTCACAAACCAGTTTGTCGTTGTCCTCTCCGCTGCCGCGGCGGACGTTTTGCACCACGCCTTTGACGTACGTGCTGTAATTCGATGAATCAATCCCGACAGGCGGGTGATCATCCGTTAATGGTTTACCCTCAAACGAAGCAACCGCCGAGGGTTTGAATACCTCGTCCGGCGTTCGGAACACCGTGACAATGGGCTGATTAGAGTCAATTCCCAGCTCCCTTGGCAGATATTCCTGTGCGCCAGTCCGGCAGATAGGCACTGTATGACATACCAGATACCCTTCCGGTGTCTTCGTCATATGTGGCGAAAACCGGGAACCATAAAAAGCTTTCAAAAGGCACCACCTCCTAAAAATGGGTATAAAAAAACCACCTCATAAATGAGATGGTAAAAAATATATGTGATTATAATCCTGGGACACTATCTTTAATGCCTTTAGCCATTTTCATGGCCCGCTGCATCAAGCTGTTTTCGTTTAAATACTCCAACCCTTTGAGCGTCAGCCGCGGACGTCCTTTACTGACCATGAAATGACCTGCGCTGTCCACGTCCACAGCGATTCCCTCAATTAACCCGGCCATCAATAGCATACGTAAAATGGATAACAGCCGTTGTTCCGTAATATGTAAGGTTTCAGGAGAAATGCAGCGTTCATCAAATTCTTCATTATCCATGCTGACTTCCAGCATTTTCAATATGCGATAAATGATGCGGATATTATCCATGATACCGCTCTCCTTACTTGCAATACACAATCAGTCAATTGGCTTGCCTTCTTTATATGCCTTGCGTGCCTCGTTCAGCGACATCGAATTTGCTCCGCCACGATAATCGGGATGTCTGAACTGGAAATCATCATCTTCCCAGCCGCAAATCTCACAAATATCAAATTCATGGTTTGCCGCAACCATTCCTTTTCCGCAACACGGGCATGGTACTAATTCATCATCATTCACTTCCGCCATGTTCTATATCCTCCCGTTTTCGTTCTAGATAATATTTAAGGCCTTCATCCGGTTTGAACATCGTGTAAATTCCCCTGGAAGGTCGCCCTTTCACAAAATCATTGGTTTTTTTATCATAACGAACAACAATACCATTCCCATCAATATGCCCTAAAACAGAATCTGAAACCGGGGATTCTACTAACGCTAACGCTCTGGTTTCATATTGCTTTTTTGTGAACCCGGGGTATTGATTGCCGTGGTCTTTCCAATGATTATTCAAGGCTTGCTTATTTTTAAATCCTTTGACTTCAAACTTGTTCGCTCCCATCGGGCTTGCCTTTACATTACCATCCTTTTTTGTTTTTGTCGAGTGCGAACCGCCTTTACCAAACTTCCCGTCCGACCGCCTGGGGTGTTTTGACTCATCCCAATCCTTGTCCAGCGTCAGACGGGCAAGGTGCAGCTTCGTGGCCATCAGTTTTATGAGTATTCTATTCTGTATACTTTTCATAATTACTGAATCCTTTCAAAGTTGAGGCGGCTGATAGTTCGGATAGATCCATGACGATAAATGCGCGCCGGCCAATTCACCAAATCCAAATCAATGATTGGTTCTGGGTAGCACCTGCAGTTTGGGCAGCACCCAGCATGGTAATGCCCGAGTGAGTTGCGATAGGGTTTGCCGTTTTTCCCGATAGTCGGAAATAAGTCTTCCGGCGCCGGCGGGTCATCCCATTTTACGATAACGCCGCTCATCATGCGATGGCTGGTACGCGTGCGCCCATCGCCACCCATGCCGCCTACAGGCCGCCAAATATACCAATGTATGCCAAAATTCTGGCAGCGGGCCTGGGTCAGCTCTGTCTGGGTCATAGACGTCTGCGTCCTGGCGATGAGCTCAGCCCTGGCTCTAGTATGAGCAGGGAACATCGTCCGGATTTCTTCCGCAATATCCGATGCCCTGCGCCCCTTCATCGCTTCGCGTGAAGTATAAGCGGCCACATCGCTGGCAATATCAGTGGGAAGCGTCCGGATGAGAGCCGCATTTTCTGCCACTAAATCGCGCAATTTGCGCCCTGTCGGTCCTTGTAGCTCTTTCCGTAACAAATTATATAGCTCGCGACTTCGCCCGTTTCTGGCGGCCGCCTGGCGCCATGTGCGTCCCTGGTCATCAAAGAGTCCCGTGACCATTTTTAGGGCCGCTGTTTGGCAGACGCGCTGGAAGGTCTTAGATTCAGCGATTTGTAGAAGCGTATTACTTATCGCATTTAGGTCTGATGTGCGCCCGACGTGTCGGATCATTTGCCTGGCCAATTCCATCAGGCTGCGGCGGAAGGCCAGTTCAATTCTGCGTTTCGGTTCCCACAGGTGCTGCATACGGCCACGCCCTTTCTATCATTTATCCGAAGGAGATACGTTGGGAGCATCATGTTCAGATTCACTGTTTTTCGGCTCGCTTTGCCCTTCTGCGCCGCCAAATAGTCCAGCCATACCATTCATACCTTCGTTCGGGTTTTGAATCGTATCGTCGGCATTTTCGATATCTTCATCGGTGATGTTCGACCACATGCCTGTAATCTCGCTCTGTTGGCGTAACTCTTTCAACGCCGTGCGCTGGGATATCATGCCGGCCTGGAATGCTTTCGTTACAGAGTCGGTGTTCTTGCTGGCCAGGTCAGACATCTCATTTTCGTCCGGGCGGCGTACAGCGTTGAAGTCGTAATCGAAGTCGTCAGGAACGGCGCCAAGCGTCGATGTCATGATGATAGGCAACAGCTTATCTAAAACCGGGCGAAGTTCGGATTCCTGCTTTTCTTCGATAGTATCGTAGTAGTTCTGCATGTCCGACTCGCCCGTGGCATTCATGCCACTCGGCGACCGCCCAAAAAGTTTTGTCACAGGAGTTTCTGCGGCACCAGCCACGTCCATCATAAAACGGTCGTAGGCATCCGCAATGCCCCCGAAGGTGTACTGGTGCGTTTCGTAGCTGTCATTCTCGCCGAGCACCTGGATGCTGTTATTATTCATCATGGCATTCATGCCCTGAATCGTGTTGTACAAGTCCTGCTGGGCTTTCTGGCTGCCTGTAGCCAGTACCTGGCTCAGGCCTTCAACCTTCATGACACGCAGGTTGGCCATGAAAGTCAGCATGGCGATATTCCATGATACATTGTCGCGTTTCTTGAGTTCGTCGAAAATGTGCTCTATTTCTGACGCGCCCCAGTAGTTTTCGGCCAGCTGCTCGATGTAAGGGAGCGGCCGGCCGATGAACCGTAATATCCGGCTGTGATGGACGCGCACGCCCCGCTCGATACTATCGCTGGTCAGGGTATAGGTGTCGGGAAGACCGAACTCCGGATCGTCGATGTCGTCCACCAGCTTATCGTCTGGGGATATACCGCTCCACCGATCTAGTACGAGCAGCCCTTTATAATCGCCCGGCATGATTTCGTCCAAGTTTAGCGGCTGGTCCAACTCATCTTCCTGCCCTTTGAGCATGATGAGCGCCCCGGCCCCACCATAGAGACGGCCGAGTTCCAACCCGTCTAGGATACGTGCCGTCGTCCGTGTCTTGCGGTCGGTCTGCATGACCTTCCGTATGGCGTCGGGAGCCAACTGTGACAGGATTTTATAGCCATTCTTACACATGTCTTCCGGAATCGTATCGATGATGCGCCGTACAATCCAGTGGGATCGATATAGGCTGTTTATGGTCTGCCAGTCCCAGGTGAACCGCGTCAACGGATACTGCGTGGATTCCAGCACATTGGGCATGAATACCCCGTTCCGCGTCAGCGGATTCTGGAATGCATCGTTCGTCTGTCGCCGTATGGGTTTCTTTCGTCTTTTCCTTGTCATTCTCTCAGCCTCCATTTGGCCACCATCGTCTTGCAGTAGTACCGAAGAGCATCCATGCTATGGTCACTCACCTTCAGCGGTTGCTCTTTCCCATTGGCCGCTGCTTTTTCATCCCATACATAGGTCTGGAACTCGGCCCATGTGTTAGTGCACTTACGGTTCAGCTTCAGCCGCCCCTGGCTAATCAACATAGCGGTTACTCGGATTCCATCGTTGACGCTGTTGTCCGCATCTTTTACACGGAACCCCTTGCCCTGGCACACCAGCTTGAACGAAGCCGCTGACGGGTCGATGATGATGAAGTCTGGGTATTCGTCGCCGATGAAATCAGCCAGATCGTCCGCGTACTGAGCATCTGTTTTCTGGCGTTGCATTGCCCGACTGTTCCAGTAGTATTCTCTATCTACCCAGATGGTTTCGCCATCGTCCAGGATGTCCAGGAACACCATAGGGTTCTTCGTCCCGTAGTCCACGGCGATGTATCGGCGGCAGCGGGACCGCATGGTCTTATTCAAGTCGTCGTCGTTGTAAAGCATCGCATCGGACACCATATCGTAAATCAGCCCTTCGGCCAGAACCCACATGCCAAGGATCATGCGCTTATACCACATACCGGAGTAGGACCTTCTGATATTGGCCTTATACTCTGCCGGCAGGTTCGGGTTGTCGTCCAGCATGAAATGAATGTCTTTGACAACCCCGTCCTGTAGCATCGACTCATTGGTGATGTATTCCTTGTACAGGTAATGCATCGGCGAGTCGGGGTTCGTTGTCCCATACAGCTTGGCGCCTTTTACACTCAATCGGTTCAACAGCTGCTTGAAGAAGTGCTCCGGCATTAGCGTCAGCTCGTCGCAATAGGCTCCGGCCAGCGTCTTGCCGCGAATGAATTTTTCTGACCCCTCATCCTTCGCGCCGACTACTTTGATGCGCCGCGAGCGAGTGTCTCCTTTGGATTCCCAGAAGACGTCCAGCTCTCCAGACTGACGATTGTATTTGTAGTGGTTGTCCCCCAGGGTATCGAATAGATCATTCAAGACGTTGTCATATACAGTATCTTTGGACACGCCAGTCATCAGCAACAGTCCCGGTGGCCCAGTCATGATGTAGTTGATCCACTTCGGTATCATGCTGACTGTTTTCCCCGACCGGACGGAGCCTTCAAGAATAGTGATGAATGCATCGTCTGAAGGTGGCGTGCAGATGAACTCCAGGGCTTTACGTCCCCACTTTTGAAATTCCATTATGTACCGTCACCTCCGTCTATACGCTCATATTCTTTAGATGCCGTCTGTATGGATTCAATCAATTGTTCCATGGCTGACTGATTTTCATGCACGCCAGCAATGGTCCCCGATTGAGCTGCTTTTTCCTTGAGCTTTATTTCACGCGCTTTCATTCGTATATCAGCGGATTCGCCGAGCGTGTCTAATAAAAGGCGCATCATCTGACTATTCCCTTTGCAGGCCGTCCGAATCAATGACCCGAGGACAGCGTCGCTTACCAACAGACTGTCATCCGTGATTTGTGCAGCCTTCATGATTCCTGTTTTGAGGTCCTTAGGTAAATCACCTAGGGGTAAAGAAATGGCCTCTTTCAGCATTAGCCGGAGAGCTTTCTTGCGCCGGCGCGCCTTTCCACTATTGAGCCCTCCTTTTCGGCCGTTTTCTCTAGCTTCGTTCTTGCTTCGTCGATTCGCCGGAACTAAATTTTCTTCGTTGGCCATGTCACATACTCACCACCATCCCTTTTGTGATATAAAAAAGGGACCCGTTACTATATCCGCCTTCCGGCCGGATACGCGCAACTAAGTCCCTTATATTGATTTGGCAGGAACGGAAGGACTCGAACCTTCAACAAATGGTTTTGGAGACCACTACTCTACCCATTGAGCTACGTCCCTATGATATGCCCCAAAAGGAGATGGCGGAGGCTGGACTCGAACCAGCGACAATGGGGCTTGCAAACCCTTGGCTCTACCAACTGAGCTACTCCGCCGTGCGGCGGCACAATGATTTATCATAGCGCCGCAGTCTAAAACAAGGAGGTGCATATCATGTGACAGTGTGTGGGATGCGCAATGGCAGCTGATGTACTGGTGCGTGACACGAGCCCCTCGCGTCATCCCCAACTCTCACGCTATTATCGTACCACGTCCGACCAACTTTTTCCGTATTCAAATATTTTATTTTCTGCGCGTTTCTGTCGAAAAACGACACGAAAAAAAGTTATCCACAATTTCCATTATCCTTGTTACTGTCGATGAATACCAAGTGCGTCTGCATGGGAATGGATTCCTCGCCGAACATAGCTCCAGTCAGTCTCCGTAATGCCTTGCGTGCCTCGTTCCGGCAGTATGTCACGCTGGCACCCGCAAAGCTGGCTGTAGCCTCCCAGGACCAACCTTCAATGTATCGGGCATTAATGATGCGATAGTCCACGGGGTTCGTCGCCTTCATCGCGTCCAAAGACCTTTCAAGTTTGCGTACCTTTGGCAGCATTTCCAGCAGATCATGATAGCTGTCTTCGAGCCGCTTTTCCAGGTCTTCCCGCCGAAAATATGCTCTCTCCTGCGGAGTATCTCCACTCCCACCTCCGCCTCCGGCAGTAGACATATCGGAGACTTTTGGAGCGGCCGAGAGTCTTAGCATCTCTTTGTAGTCCTCGATTTCCGCTTCGATATTGGCCACGTATTGTTTAAATTCGGTGTATCGAGTCAAATATTCTTTTACCAGCACAGTATAGTCGTTATGATACATAGCACCCTCCTTTATAACGTGAGCAGCAGACAGGCCTTATCGACCTGTCCGCTTTATAGGTTATCTATTCAAGTTTATGTCATTCGCGTCCTCGTTTCCTCGGCTGTTTGGCCTTACGCCGGAGCTTCTGCAGCTCATCGTAATCTATCCAGCCGGTATCGCTGTACTTGTAGGACATGGCCACCCATCGAAGTTCCAGATCTGGATACTTATATGCGAATAGTTTTCGCTTGAGCTGAGTGTCTTCCATGCCATACCCCTTTACATCGATGACGATTTTATGCCCGTCGTCCAGGATGACGAGGAAGTCGGCAATGTAGTACATCGGCCGGTATTTCTTGCCGTATCGCTCGCAGGCCGGCTGTAATTCGTACTTAGGGTGGCACTCAATATGGCGAAGCTTCCCTTCCTCCTTCAGCCGTTTCAACCTGCAGTAGTATTTCGCCTCCGTTCGGCTGTCGAAAGAGATGCCATCCACGATGACTTTCTTGCTGTTTATCTTACTCGCCATTAGCGCCCTCCCTTGTAGCGGTAGCCCTTCCTGGCCATTATCTTGGCGTGCCGCACCCGGCTTTTTACGGCGTGAGTCCGACAAGAACGCTGCCAGCTTTTCAATCCGAAATAGTGCTTTGTCCCACCGGGGACCATTGCCAGTAGCTTTTCGGTGATGGTCATGAATTGCTTTGTAAGCATTTTCATATTGATTTGGGGTATTGCTATTCTCATAATAACCTCCTTTCGCCTAACGATGTTTCGTGCGCTCAATTCGGCGCCTTACTTTCTCAATCAATTTAGCCTGGTAATCCATGATGTCGCTATAATCCCGCCAGTTCGGCTTCGCTTTCTTCGGCCGCGGGTCAGGGCTTACGCGAGTTATCACTACCGGACCGGGCTTGTACCAGTTCTTCATGGGTCCACCGCCTTACTTGAAAATCATGACGAGCAATGTCATGAATTCCGTAATACACACCAGCACATAGGCTATCAATATCATCCATGACAGTCTTTTCATTGTCTAATCACGCTCCTATTTCCCAGCCTTCATATCATCACTTCGCCATGTAATCTTCTATGATTTTCAAAATCTGTTCTTTTCTCCGTCGGATTCTTGTTTCGTATTCCAACGCAACTGCTTTATTGTTAAAGCAGTTTCTCATTGCATCGTTTAAACGATCGACGAATTCATCCTTGCATATCCGAGGTTCGGGACCGTAATCCCCAATATAATAATAAGCATCATCATTTTGGAGATGTAATGGCTTTTTAAATTCCTCAATCATCCGTTCGGCGGCTATCTTCACCCCTGTTTTAATGTTGAAGGTGTCATTCGGGTGACATCTTGCATCCCCATGTGCCACTACTCTTCCGGTGTTATTTTTTAAATCTATCGTCACTTTCCCGTATTTCGTTACGTCCATCGTAATATGCTGTCTATCGTAATCTCCGAGAGTGGTTTTAGTCGCTTCTTCAAGTAAGTTTAGTAAATGCGCCATAAAATATTTGCTTTCTTTCATTGTTTCATCGAATTTAATCGGCTTTTTAGCTGGTTTCTGCCAGTTTTCAAACGTCCCAACGTCGTTATAGCTATTCAATAAACCAAACCGTATAGGCGATTGATTGCACGCATCTTTTACAACGCATGCAGTGCAAAAAGTAAGGCTTTCTGGTATCTCATCTTTTCGTAGGCGATCGGCAAAATTTTGCAAGTTATCATCTTGTAATTTGCAATATTCTTTCAAGGTATTTATGGCCATCTTGGCCATTTTATCGTCAATCATTTTTCCATCCCCTTATTTCCCGTTGACTAAATCTTTGAGCTGTTTGCCCGCTTTGAAAGCCGGCGTCTTAGATGCTTCAATCTGAATCGGTTCGTTAGTGCGCGGGTTGCGGCCTTCGCGTCCCTTGCGGTCACGTACTTCAAAAGTGCCAAATCCGATGATCCGTACTTTATCGCCTTTCGTAAGGCTGTCGCTGATAGTGCTGAATACAGCTTCTACTGCTTTTTTAGCATCTTTTTGGGTAAGTTGCGCTTGATCAACTACGGCTGCGATTAATCCTACTCTGTTCATCATTTTGGTTTCCTCCTAGTTTCTAAAATGGAATTTCTTCGTCGGCTGGGGCTTCGTGCCCCATGGCATCAAATCCACCATTCTGAGACGGTGCTGCGATAGTGCCGTTCCCTTTCCGGGGTTCGATGAATTCGATGTGGTTGACCATTACTTCCGTTGTATAGCGCTTATGGCCTGTCTTATCGACATAGCTGCCGGTTCGGATTTCCCCTTCTACCAGCAACCGATTGCCTTTGAAGACATACTGCTGGATTACCTCGGCGGTCCGCCCGAAGGCCACACAATTGATGAAGTCGGCGTCTTGCTTTTTGTCTTTCCTCTTGGGACGATTCACGGCCAGGCTAAAGCGTACGACAGCCGTCCCGGATTGAGTCGCCCGACTTTCCGGATCCCGTGTCAACCGACCCATCAGCATTACTGTATTCATGCGTCGGCCGCCTCCTTTAACTTGCGGAAGCAGATATATTGTTTAGCGCTTACATAGACCGGCTTCCTTGATAAAAGGGCCGACGCAATTTCGCTCTGGCACCCTTCGCTGCACAACCAATCACCAGTCATGATGACTCCGTCGCACCGGTCCATCAGCTCCAGCGTCTGCAGTAGGACGTCAGAATAGGCAAGGTTCGCGTCGTCCACCGGCCGCATCGCATCCAGTGGTGATAAAAATACCGTGTCTGGATACAGGCTGGCCAGGATTTTCGTAAT